TCAGCGAATCGGCATACAGCCGCTTCGCTTCCTGGAAGATCGACAGGTGATCGAAATAGGGAACGATGCGGAATCCGTCGAACCCGTGCGCCGCGTTCAATACCTCCGATATTCGCTCTGCATCCGGTTTGATCGCATCGTTGTACAATTTGACCTCGGCCGCCGTAAGATTCGCATAGGTCGTCCCTTCGGTGTCGATCAGTACATACGGCACTTGATAGGCATCGGCGATCTCCTTCTTGGCATTGCGCTGCACCTCCGTGAGATTCATGTCCTTCATGTTGGCCGAAATCTGCACGAAAGCGGCCTTCAATCCGGTCACGATGTACTTATATTGGCCCTTCATCACGCCGTATCGCCGCAGGGCCGCTTGTGCCTGCTCCCGATCCTCCTTGTTCTCCGGCAACACGGATGTCCGGAAATCCTCGCTGTTCAACGAGATGATACCCAATGCCCCTCTGTTGATGATGAGTTCGTTCTGCGCCTCGAATGACGACACGAAAGGATTGACGGCGTTCTGCAAGGCTGACAGACGCGACTGCGATGCTCCGAAGATATTCGGATTATAGGCCGAATCCCGCACGACGAACATCTGATCCCGATCGACACGAATTTGATAATCGTTGATCGAAACCATATAATAATCGATCTGCGGATCGGGCCGGAACCCGGTGAATTCGGAGGTCGTCACCTCCTGAACAAGCGGATTCGGAATCACGTAGAGTTCGTAGGCCGTGGGCACACCGACCGGCTCCCAGCGAAGAATATAGGCTTTTCCGTAAATATCCTTGAAGGCTTCGATCATCGCCGTGAAATCCTCGATCGTTTGAAAGTCATTCGGATGCTTCCACCTGTTCAGTTCCTCCGTGCGACCTGCAACCTGGCGAGCGTCGTCCGACGGATCGACAGCCCACCAGCGGGCGTTGCGAATTGCCGCGGATTTCTTGGTCACGACCGAAAACAACGCGCTGCACCGAGCGTAAGCGATAGTCTGTCCGGCAACGGTGTCGCAGTTGATCGTACTACCGCTGCCCAATCCCATTGCCGAGAGAAAATCGCGCACAGAGACGAACCGCTGTTCCTCCGCTGTCGGAGTTCCGCACTCCGGTTTTGTCGTCAAGTCCTGACTTTTACTTCGCCACTTCAAGCTGAATCTCATTGCACATAGCCTTTGAAGCAAATGTAAGGGCGATAAGAGAGGGTTCTCCGAACTTTTCGCTGTTTTTTCATTTTCGGCGGTTGCAGACCCAATAGAGATACTCCATTACAGCGTATCGGGCCGCATCCCACAAGTGATTGAATTTGTCGATCGGCTGGTTGATCGTAATGCCGTTCACCGAATCCCACACATAGGAATTGGCCTCGGTTTGGAAATTACGGCTGCGGACGATATGGAGGCGGAACGATTTGACCATGTGAATTCCGTCCGTTACGGAACCGGCATATTTCTTCGCCTTCACCACGCTGAGCCCGCGCAGCAGCAGGCCGTCGACCATCGATTCGGGATTTTTAGCGTATTTGTCCGCCGAGTCGGCGAATATGGGCATCCGCCCGACTGTCCCCTCGATCGCATCGTAGAGCAAGGCCGGATCGGAGCAGGGTGCATAAAACTCTTCCTTCATGTATAGATCAAGCCCCCGAAGCCCCAGACGGACGAGCGCCGTAGGATCGTTCGTAAATCCGAAGTCGAGACCGAACACGACCCTTTCCAGGTCGGACGGAAATTCATCGATCCAGTCGATATTCGGATAGACAAGACCCTCTTTCGCTGCACGGATTCCCAATCCATAGACTTTCCATCGCCACTCGTCGGCCGTGCCCGCAGCAATGTTCGCCGGTGTAGGTTCATAGGATTCGATTTCTCGTATGACCCCAGGCGGGCAGAACGGATTGTCTTTGTATGTCGTGTGCGTAAAATAGGTGTGCGGCTGCCCTTCCAGTTCGAAGGCCCAATGTTCGGTATATTTGGGATTCCAGTCGCCGATGACCATCGTCGTGCAGCGCATCGTGATATTTTTGTACTGCTGCTTCGAGATGTCGTCCAGCATCTCGTTGATGTAGATGATGTCGCAATCGTATCCTTCACGGCTATCCATTCTGTCCAATCCGCGGAAATGGATCACGGAGTTGTTGATATAGTAGTCGGGATGTTGATTCTCGCTGCGCATCGCATCGGGATCGTAGACGCCGCGCAGGGTCAGTTTCTTGCGGAAATCGGCAAGGGTGATCTCCTTGCAGGCCTGCAACGTATTTCGATATACGAAGATATTGAGCGGGGATAGTGCGAGCGTACAGATGTCGTACAGAAAATCGAAGGCATCGTAGGTCTTCCCCGAACGGCTCGACCCTTCATTAAAAATCTTCAACACCGCATCCTGTTCCCTGTACTGCATGTACCGATACATGAGGTAACGATACACTTTCCCCCGATAGGTGCGGATGTCAGGCAGACGATGCATCGGCAGGCGGTGTTTTTTCGATCGACAACGCATCCTCCGCGTCTATTTGAATGACGACGGGAGCGACGGCAGGATTTTCTATCTTTCCGGATAGTTTCACCTCCTTCGGCGCTGCGTAACCCAACATGTTCATGATGCTGTCGAGACTCTTCTGCTTGTCGTAGCACTCGATCTTCACGAACTCCTCGACAATCTCATCGCCATTCGAAGCGATCCGTTTGACCTGTTTGGTATTGATCGACTTTATACATGCCTTCTCATCGTCCGTGAGCGACTCGAACTCTTTAAGCGACATCCAGCCGTTACGAATGCGGGTCGCATCCGAAAAGGCGATCTTCTGGTGCTCGCGGATGATCTGCAAGGCCGAGATGCCCGCAGCCTCGGCAAGGTGAGTTTTCAGATATTCGATCCTCGCTGCAACCTCGCTGTTTTGTAATAGCAGATAGGCATTATTCCATACCGTGTTATCGCTCATGTTCGAACATCTGTAAGCATAGCGATATGCCTCGGACGCATTACCGCATTCGAGGTACTTATTGCAAAACTTTTCCTGTTTGATCGTGAGCTTGCCCATATATGCAAAGATCGCCTATCGGGGAGACGATTCTTTCAACTTTTCGCTCTTTTTCATTGCCCGATATAGCGGTATTGTAGGTGTGCATGTAAATCATGCCACTCTTCGATCAGTCGGGGATGCCGTTCGACAAATGCCTCCCACTGTACGCGGCGCAGATAGACCCGCCCGTTGCGGACGACTGCGCCGAGTGTCCGATCCACTCGAATCGATTTCCATATCCAACGTGTCGAAATGCCGTACTCATCGGCTGCGGCCTGAATGCTGATAAGTTGATCCATTTGCAGAATTATTCAAATATTTTAATGTTTTACCTCCTCGTCCATTCCGACGATACCTCGCCGGCGCAGACGCTTGATAAAGTTCTTCATGTTCAATGCCTGCTCATAGTAACAGTCCTTTTCGACCTTGACACGCGATTTGCGGTCGCTCTCGATCTTCATGTTCTCAGGATTCAGCCACGAATCGGCCGAAACCTCCACTTCCGCTCTCGACGCTGTCCGCGTAACCGTATTGAATTTATAGAGGGTATGACCGGGCACCCGAACCATCTGTCCGATCAGTTTGTATTCGTTCTGCTTTCGTTCGACGGCCTCGATCTGCGCTTTGGCTATCTTATCGTTCGTCACGCCGTCATGTGGAGTCAAGATGTCCATCGTTCTATTCGTTTTCGTAAATCGGTCGCCAGCCGATAACCACACCATCGTATCCGAGACACTCTTCTGCATTCTGGCAGAAGGAATAGCCTCCATCACACATCCACACATCATCTTGGCGGGCTCCAAGATAAATTCGCTCATGTTCGCCGTCCGAGACTTTCATCAAAACACACGAATTATTTTCCGGCAGTTCCTCATTCGGATTACGCCAGCGGGTCAATTCTTCCCGCTCGGATTGGGCACCTGCAATAAAGTCACATTCAGTTAACTTCATGTGACTGCCGTATTCTCTCGTCCCACCACGCCACACTTTTCGAGCATACTTTTTTGCCCTTTCCTTAATCGCTTTCATATCTCATCCAATTTTTGGATAAATGATCTCAAATCTTCACACAGCGCAGGGTCGCACACCCTACCGCTCCCGTCACAACCGTCCTTATATTTGCATGAGGATTTGAATGCCTCTATTGCCTTTTCACGCATCCGCTCCTCGGTTTCTTGCTCGGCAAGTCCTGCCATCCTTTCGGCATCCTGCATTGTCACATACCCGCTATACGGATAGCTGCACTCGTGATCGTACAAGTAATTTTCAGCTCTTTCACTTTTCATTATTCTACTCCTTTCAGTAATTCTGGGTTATCGTGCATATTGCCGATTGCCCACATTTGATAGGAATCGTCGAAGCAATCGGAAATAAGAAAAATATCCACGTCGCCGAAGTTCACAACGAACCCACAGTTTCGCCACTCGACCACTCCGATGCTCCCGAACTTATCGGTCAGTACATCCCCTTCGCAAATTTCTTCACCGTTCTTGTCTTTCAGACCCGTGTACTGGCCGATTGTATCGGGGTAAACTTCGTCAATGATTGCCTTTATTCCATTCTCTTCCGAATATTTTGTCATCGAAACAATGCCAGTTTTCCCATTAAAACACTCCACAAGACTACCGACAGCCCATTCCATTGTATCAGGGCGTTTGCCTCGGAATTTAATTTCTCTCATAGTCTCCAATTTTTTTTGTAATTATTTCGAGATTTTGCCAGAATCTCGCTATTTCTTGAAATGTTTGATAATCTCCTCGGCGGTGGCCTTATGCCGAGCAAGTCCCTCCCATTTAGATATGATCGGATCGTCTTCAACATGATCCATACCGATACATAGTGACCATCTATCCGTAATTTCGTTTACATACCACTGCATGTAATCGTTCTCGTCGTTCATCGCCGCCAATGCCTTAAACAGCTCGATATTCTCGCCGCAGTCTATGGCTGGGTGTCCTTTGGCAACATTTTCAGCCTTGAACTGGTCGATGGAATATCGGGTTTCCTCGTCGTAGTCGCAGATCCCGTGCACCTCGTAAGCGATTTTAAGCCGATCAATCCCTCTGCAATGCAGGGTGTTACAGCCGTCAAATAGGCAGCAGGAGCAGACGTGATACCCGATTCCCTTCAGCCATTCGGTCAGCTCCTTTCGCTTTTCCGCATCCTCGACACGGACAAAGCACGGTGTTGTAAACTCCATACTATTTCACCAATTCGAATTCGTAAACCACCACCCACGGGTTCCGATCCCATGTTCCACGGCCGGACACCTTGTCGATCAGCGAAGCGAAGGCTTCGCGGGGAGTGTCAAACCCATCATCGCTATTTCCAAAAAGGCCGTAAACTTCGTATTTGTCGTACTCTACATCCCCTAAGATACCCTCCTTCATGCAATCCTCCTCCGAAATATCCTGCAACCGCTCGCACTTGATTCCGGTGATGCGGATTTGATGGGGCATCAACTCGGCCTTAGTAAGCATCTTGTTCGTCCAACCAGATGGTTTATCATCATCTTCCCAAGCATACGGATTGACACAGTTGGAGTAGTCGAAAATATCTTGATATCTCTGCGCCACGGCCACGACCTCGCCGACCTTGTAGGACAGCTTTTTCTCAGCACATACATCGCCGCTACGCCCGATGATTTGGACGTATCCTGCAAAAATTCGTACCTGTACGTCGGAGGTGGACTTGATATTAATCAGCATCATCGCCATGGTCTTTCGACCCTCGATGACCGCCTGCGTCAAGCCGTAGCGGTCGTTGAACATAATCTTTTTCATATTACTCTCCCAATCTCTTAATGGCTTCCAGAAATACGGCGGCCCAGTTCAATGCAGGGGTATCGTTCGGGTCATCCATATTGAGTTCCGGCGTGAATTTGGTGGAGACGGAGACTTCATTCCCATTTTGGGTAATCTGGACGACAGCCGTCTGCTCATTGTCCTGAAAAGTGATTTTTACCTGATTGTTTTTCATAGCTAACTTATTTTGAGGTATTCAAATTCGTATTTTAATTACTTGGTTAATTTTTCATGAAGCACATCCATATCGTTTTTCCGTGTTTGGATGTCGGGTGTCCGAACAACGGTTTATAGGGGATGATGTCCAATATTTGCCGAACTTTTATCTGATCCTCGTTCCATTTGAATATCAGAATTCCTTCCGGCTTCAAGACCCGCATACATTCATCGAAAGCAGCACGTATATCCGTTTCCCAAGAAGGAAGAAGCATTCCGTATTTCTGAGCCAACCATGACGTGCCGCCTAATTTTCTGAGGTGCGGCGGATCCAATACAACCAGCCGGAACGATTCATCGTCGAAAGGCATAGCCCGAAAATCTCCGACTATGTCGGGATCCACCTTGATATGACGCCCATCACAAGCGATGAGTTCCTCGCGGCGAATATCCATAAACAGAGCTTCTGAACAACATTTGTCGAACCACATCATACGGGATCCGCAGCATGCATCGAGAATCTTTTTGTCTGTCTTCATTGCTTTTCGTATTCATTTATCGTTTCGAAAATCCGCAGCGCCACCTGCGGGACTATGGTGTTGCCGTAGGCTTTGATCGACTCGCGGCGCCATGCCGGAAAGGTAATTCCGTCCAGTCCGGCGGAAAGCCCATCATCTGGGCCACATATCGGGGACTCAGTCGGGAACCCTTCCCAGTTCGGGACGGATGCGAAATCATGACGTCGTGGACGGCTCCGCTCTTCCGCTTCGCATGACTGAGAGGAAACGAATTGTTTTTCGCATCGCAGGCCGTCGGCATCGACAACAGCCCCATCCGCGCTGCAAGCGCGAGCGTCGGCCGCTCGGATGCACCCTTCGACAAGCTCCTGTTCACACGCCCGCTCCCGCAATCCGACGCGACCGGTGTCGGAAGCATCGCCGGCGACAATGGCTCCGAACCGCTCTTGCCATGAACTTTCAGCCCTTGCGTCACCACGGTGGGCAACAAACCATGTTCTGTATCGCAGATGGGGAGCACCGACGCCCGCAGCTGGTATAAGGTACGCTTGCACCTCATATCCTGCCGCCTCCAAATCAGCACACACCTGCTCGAAAACCATTCCCTGCGACCAATTAACGATTCCGAGAACGTTCTCGCCCACGACCCAGCGCGGTCGAACAGTCCGAACAACTCCGAGCATTGCGGGCCAGAGGTAGCGGTCGTCGGCCGTACCCTTGCGTTTGCCCGCGAGGCTGA